TACGTCCTTGACGACCTACGTCGTGCTTACAATCGTCAAGTCTACAACCCCCCTATTATTGAGCCTGGCGGCCCAAAAACAGGGGGGTGCAGGGGGGGGAATGGCGCGCGAAACCGGCAAGCGCAGGCCCGTAAGCCATTGCAAACGCTAAGGAAATGGCGCTCTTATCCTGTAAGCGTTGCGCGCGTTGTAAGCATTGTGCGCAACATCTGCAATGCAGACACTAGCCTACAAGCAGCGCGCGGGCTTGGTCATAGCGGTGCTTCACATCTTCAAGCCCGACCTGGCCGCCATTGACCGCTTTGCGCAGCTTGGGCAGGTCGCCACTGTCAGCCACAAAGTTAAGGCCCATGCGCGCCCACCAAATGCACGCGCTCTCAGCAGCCCCCGCCGGCGTGCCGATGCTATCCACCCACGCATCGGTGAGCTCCCGCCCGAGCACGCCCGCCACGCGCGCGTATGACCATCGGCCCGTAAGCTGGATTAGCCCGCGCCCGCGATATGTCCAACCATCGCCCGGAAGCTTATTGCCTAAATTCCGCTGGCCCCATTCGCCCCCGTAAACCTCATTGGCAATGGCCCGCTCATCCGCCGGATGGCCCACGCGGCGGCAAGCATCTAGAGCCTTGGTAGTGGCCCGGGCGCCAAACACGGCCGCGAGGCGATCCGGGCTGTAGTCTAGGCTTTCGACAAGCCGCCGCCCGCCGTTAGTCTCATGCCCAAAAGTGGCTAGGGCCATGCCAGCGCGGGCCGGGTTGCTCGTCATCCCAGCGCGGGACATGTGTTCCTCTAGCAGCGGCGCCCACATGCCTGGTGCACTCCAACCAATCTCGGTTAAAATCTGTTCGGTTATCATCTGTCCACCATAGGTAAAGGGCGGCCAGGCCCGATAGTATGGCGAGCAAGGCCGCGGTTAAAACAAGCTTCCGCGCTGGCAATATCATGCGTCGGGCTGCCGCACAAAAGATTGCGCAACAACTTGGATGATAGGCTCTAACCGGCGCGGCAATCGCACACTAGCAGGCCAGGCCGCAGGCTTGGAGGCTTTGCCGAGGAATTCCATCGCCATAAGCCGCCCACTTTCGTAGTTGCGTTGTTGCCAGCTTGGCAGGATATCGTAAGCCGCCCGATAGCCTAAGCCTGCCAGAGCATCCTGATACCCCGCCCGCACCACGTCCATGATGTCCGCGCGATGGCGGGCCTTGTTGTGCAGAACCTTATGTTGTTTTGCGTTGCTCATAGCACCACCACCAAAAAGATGGCGCCGGCAAGCGCAAACAGGAATGCCAGGCCATCGGCTAGGGTTTTAAGTATGGTCATTGTGCGGCCTCCGCTTGCAGCTTGGCGAGCAATTCGGCGGCTTCGCGCTGCGCACGCGCATAGGCACTTTTGGCAGTCTTGCCCACGCTCACCGCGCCGCTATCCCATACAATCCGCCGCACGCCGCGCGCCCGCTCCGAAATCATGGCGGGCGTTGCGCCTGGTTCGATCTCTACCACCGCCACATGGCGATAGCGCCCGAATTGCCGCGCCTTGCCCCCAACCTTCGCGCTTGACGACATGATGATAAATTCGCTCATTGTGCGGCTTCCCTTTCATAGCGCGCCAGGTCGCGCAGCATGGTGCGCAACTCCAAAGCGGCGGCTTGTTTACTCTCGAACGGCCCCACAACCGGTTGGCCGCGCTCATAAATATACCACCCATCCTCCCCGCAGAATGATGGCGCATAATCCTCCGCCCAATAGCCGAGTTCGAAATACCCAACGTCAAACGACCAATTGCATGTCTCGCTCATTGTCAGGCCCCCCCCTATGCGCCAATGGCGCGCAATGCGTTGCGGATCCGCTCCCGGCGGCTTAGCCAGCGCTCTAGGCTGACATGGCGCGTCATTGGGTGCTCCGTGGCAGTAGACCAAGCCCACAACCGTTCAAAGCGATTAAACGCCGCATCCCCAACAAGGCCATGCGCCCACAAATGCCTGGCGCGATCCCACGACGCGCCGGCTTGGATCAATTCGCGCAATTCCGCCCGGGCTTCCATATGTGTCATTGTTCTATCCTTTCCTGTTATGAACCACGCGCCACGGCGGCGGCGGCTTTCTTGCTAACGCCATGGGCCGGAAAGCCGACAATGACTTTACGGTCCACCCGCTGGCACAGTTGGCATGTCGCGCATGATACATCATCGCGATATGTCGCCGGGCATGTCTCAACCGTACGCCCTGCCGGCGTGGTAACCGTGTGGCGCACACCCTCCGCAGCATCTAGCACCACCACGACAGGCCCGGCTTTCAAATCCGCAAGCCTGTCAGCATCTGCTAGCGTGTCGGCCGATAGATTGACGGTAAAGCCTAGGCTGTTCGCCATAGTGACGGTTGCCACGTTAGCCTTGCCCATGGGCTTGTGGGTATAGGTGAAGCCCCGCTTGCCTATGTTAGCCTTAGCCAATGCCAGCAAAACCTTGCGGTCAATCTTGCTATCAGCCCCCGGCAGGTCACCGGCTTGGTTATGGCGCCACAGCTGACCATCGGGCAGCGCCGCAATCTTGGACACAAAAACCGGCCATTCATCGCCGCGCTGGCCATTGGTAACAGCTCGCCAATGCATGGCAAGCGGCCCACCGCCGGCGTAGCAACCCTTGGCGTAAAAGCCGCAAGATGCCGGGCATGTGCCGCGACTAGATGTCGACACGGGGATAGGCCCCGTCTTGCCATTACGGCTCTCTAAAACTAGGTGAGTGAGCATTGTGCGCTCTTTCCTGTTATCAGCTGCATAATTGCCGCTGCCCAACCCGCCCCCGTAGAGCGGATTAGGTAGCGGGGGGTCGAAACCCCCTGCCGTTTCTTCACCTGGTGAAATTTTTAACAAGCGCCAGCGCCGTGTGGCACCAATTGCGAGCACCAATCCGGCGTGATGCAATGAGGTCTCCTCTCCGGTAAATCACCATAACGTGATCAGCAAAGCCGTCACCAAAACGCTCGGTCGCAGCCTGCTTGGCCGCCGCCAGGTTGCCATGGATTGTGATGCACGGCGCCGCAGCGAGTGAGTGATGCTTGATCGTGGCAATATAGGTCATTGTGTCTTTCCCTTCCGGCTTGATTGCCTAAGGCGCAGATATACAGTGCGCACAAGTTATGCACGTTACATCTTGTCCATCTACGTGAATAATTATTAATCCTCACAAAACACAACATGGCACGCTTCTTGCCTCACGCGCGCGCGCGTTCCATACTACGTCTATATCGTCATAGCGTGATGACGTTATATCGTTACATCGCCCATCACGTTATATCATAACACCCGTCCCTGTTATGCCAGTGCCTATGTCCTATATCGTATTACACACCACGCAATGGCAATCGTAGAGGTAACGGCATCCCCACAACCCCGCGCGTAGGCTATTCTGAGAGGGCTACAGGCCGTTCTAGCTATGGGGTCGGTAGGGTGCCCGCGCAAACCCCTATGACAGCCCTGTAGCCTCGTCTGCGATGGTGTTTGGGTAATGGGCACTGACCTATCTACGCAATGATATAACATAACATCGCGCACACGCCCGTGCATGCCTGCCTGCCAGCGCGCCTGCCCGTGCATGGGCCGCGGGGGGGCTGATGAGCGTGCCCCTCTCCTTGTTCCCCCCAAGAAAAAACTGGGTTTGGGGTTATGGTTATATATATACGTTGTAACGTGTGTGTCAGAACGAGGGTTTGGTTATGGATACGGTGGTTATTAACAAGGTGCTGGACATGTATGCGTCTGGTTCACTGGTGCGCGTCATCTGCAACCGGCACAATGTAAGCGTTAGTGGTGTGATGAGGGTGTTGAGGAGGGCGAGGGCTGAGGGTGATGTGCGTGTTTTGAAGAGGCGGCGGTTAGAGGGTGGTGAGAGGGGTCGGATGATTGGTGGGATGCTGGGTATTGGGGATGGTGTGAGTGCTGCGGAGATTGCGGAGTTGTTGTGGGGTGATGAGTTGCCGAGCACTTGGCGGAATGTGGTGATGATAGAGATTAGTAAGCTGCGGAAGGCTGGGGTGGTTGTTAAGAGCGTTAAGGGCCGCTATGTATTGGCATAAAGTTTAGGAGCTAACGTGGCAAAGTTTGACCTCCAAAAGTTCTATCAATTTTGCTCTCAGTTGCAGATTGAGACGAAGGAGAAGGGTTTGCAGCGGCTGGACAAGCTGTTGGGCACGCAGACGTATGTGATGAATGAGATTGCGCGTGGGCTGGAGGAGGACATTCACTTCTTCACCATCCTCAAGGGCCGTCAGCTTGGCGTGACGACGATCAGCCTGGCGTTGGATTTGTATTGGGTGTTCACGCATCCGGGTTTGGGTGCCACGCTGGTGACGGACACTGAGGAAAACCGTGAGATGTTCCGGTCCACCTTGGGGATGTATTTTGAGCATTTGCCGCGGCAGTTCAAAATCCCCATGGAGGGGCATAACCGCAATCAGTTGGTGTTGAAAAACCGCAGCCGGTTGTTTTACCAGGTGGCAGGCTTGCGGGCTAAAGGCAGCTTGGGGCGCGGTAAGGCTATTACCTATTTGCATGGCACGGAGACGAGTTCATGGGGCGATGAAGAGGGTTTGGCGTCGTTGCTTGCTTCGTTGGCTGAAACCAACCCGGACAGGCTGTACATGTTTGAGAGCACTGCGCGAGGCTTCAACCTGTTCCATGATATGTATGTCACGGCCAAAAAAGCTCGCACGCAGCGGGCCATCTTTTGCGGTTGGTGGCGAAACGAGTTTTACACCGCAGACCCAGAGACGGCGGTATATAAAACATATTGGGATGGACGACTGACCCCTGAAGAGAAAGAGTGGGTCAGGGATATTAAGAAACTTTACGGCTTTGAGATTAACAGCCGGCAGATGGCATGGTGGCGGTGGAAGCTGGCAGAGGGCATCAAGGACGATGCGCTGATGTATCAGGAGTTCCCGCCCACGGAAGACTATGCGTTCATTATGTCGGGCACTTCGTTCTTTAGCACATCGCGTTGCACGGACGCGGCCAAGGCTGCCAAGGCGACAAAGCCGGATTACTATCGCTATGTGATGGGGCAGTTGTTCCAAGACACTGAGGTAATGAAGTCTCAGGAGCGGCTGGCAACGCTGAGCATTTGGGAGGAACCCGTTGACAATGGGTATTATGTTATTGGTGCCGATCCTGCTTATGGCAGCAGTGATTGGGCTGACCGCTTTTGCATACAGGTGTTTCGTTGCTACTCGGATGGCTTGGAGCAAGTTGCGGAGTTTGCCACCAACGAGTTGAACACTTACCAGTTTGCGTGGGTGATTAGCCATTTGGGCGGTGCGTACAAGAACAGCATCCTCAATCTGGAAGTGAATGGTCCCGGCCAGGCGGTCATCAATGAGTTGCGGAACCTAAAGCGCCAGGCGGTTGCCATGGGCGGCAAGGACGGCACCAGCCTGATGAACGTGCTGGGGCATATGCAGAATTACATCTGGCGCAAGAACGATACGCTGGGCGGTTTGTCCAACAGTATTGGTTGGGTTACTACATCCGCCAGTAAGGAGCGCATGCTTAATTACTTGAAAGATTACTTTGAGCGCGGGATGCTGATCGTGCGGTCTATGGATACCTTGGATGAGATGAAGACGGTGACGCGGCAGGACGGAACCATTGCGGCTGCTGGGCGCGGTAAGGATGACCGCGTGATTGCTTCTGCTTTGGCGGCGGCGGCGTATGCTGAGCAGTTGCAGCCGCGGTTGATAGCCATGGGCCTAACCAAGCTTCGCAACCGGGCGCTGGATGAGTTGGACGCTGAAGAGCGTGGCCGGGAGCGTACCGTGGTAAGCAAGTACCTCAAGAACATTGGGCTTGGTATGTGATGTTTGCGCTGCGGCCCAAAAAGGAGTTGCTTGAATGGTTCACCCGGTTTTGGGCTGACACTGAGCGCGGCATCAGCATGAATTTGTTGGTGGAGTTTACCGGCGTGTCGCAGAAGACGTTTGAGGAAGTGGTGAAGCGCCGCAACCGGCCTATGCAAGACTGGGTGCAATCGGCCTTGAGCAAGTTTGCGCATGAGTGGGAAGCGGGGCTGATCGAGGTTTACCAGCGCCCTAATCGCACCAAGGGCATCAGGTACAGGCGGGAGCCTAAGTTAGACATGCGGCCAAGCGTTGGGCTGCAAGTTGTGGACGGGCAAATCCGTCTGAATGTCGGGATGAAAAACCGGGCAAACTACATGACGCCCACGTTGAAGGAACAGTTGAAATGATTAAGCGCCACTACAAGTGCCCTAAGCATGGGTTCTTTGAGTCATGGGAGGCTGTCTGCACACATGGTTGCTTGGACGGCATTAAGGTGGCTTTCCTGAAGGCCCCCGCCTACCTGTCTGACAAAACCAAGCGTAACGATTCTAACCTCAAGGGTTTGGCGCAGGAGTTTGGCATGACTAACCTTAAGAGCACCCGCGAGGGCGAACACCAAGACGGCTACTTGACCCGCAACAACGCGCCGGTAGTGGAGCAGCCCCCCGAGCCTCCCCGCGGCTCTGGCGTGATCTGGGGCGGCGGTGCGGGGCATAGCTTGCAGTCGGTAATGGGTGGGGCAATCAAGTCTGTGCGTGGTGAGAGTGTGGGCTTTAATCCCCGCGACGCTGGCGATTTGCGTGGACCCCAGACCGCGAGTTATGTAGGGGATCATGAGAAACTATCCATCAAAAGGGATTAAGCAGTGATAATTCCCAAGGATCCTATTGAGCGCGAAACCCTGTATCTTGATTTGATCCAGAAGTGTTTGGTGTCTCGGGAAGAGCGTAAGGCGGATTACAGCAGCTTGCGCTCTTGGTATCTGTTTGGTGCTGGCCCGGAGGAAAGCCCGGCGCACTACAACAAGATTTACCCGCACATTGACCAAGTGACGGCGTTTTTGTTTAGCGCGGATACCACGCGCTTTAGCATCAACCTTGGCGCGTCGGTGCCGGAGAACGAGCACACTAAGGTTCCTGTGCTGACCGCGGCGTTGAACGACAAGTGGCAGGATTCCAACGGCGACCAAGTGTTTGCAATGGCGATGACGTGGGCGCTTTGTTATGCTTCCACGTTTATCAAGCTAGTTGTGCGCAATGGGTCCATCCACCCCTACATGGTGGAGCCTGGCAGCGTAGGCGTGCTGCGCGAAGATACCCCCTACACTGACCGCCAAGAGGCGATGGTCCAGACCTACTACATCACCAAGTCTGACCTAGCACGCCGGCTGTACGGGCATCCTAAGCGCAAGTCGATCATGGACCGTATTAGCGCGGCGCAGCATCAAGTGAGCCATGTGCCTGAAGGTCTTGACCGCATTGTGATGAGCCAGACCAACCCAACCATCTACGGCACGGTCAACTTGGACCTGTACGGCTACAACCGCATGAAGGCTCAGGTGGCCGAGGATACGGTTGAGATGCGGGAGTTGTATCTTTGGAACGATGAGATTGACGACTATCAGGTGGTGACCATTGCTGAGCCTGATGTGATTATCTATGACCGCCCCGGCGAGCAGCTTTTTATGAAGGGCGAACTGCCGTTTATCCAGATTACGCCCAACCCGCAGTATGACTACTACTGGGGGCAATCTGAGGTGCAGAAGCTGATTTTCCTTCAGCAAATGCGCAACAGGCGTATGACTGAGATTCTGGATTTATTGAGCAAGCAGGTGAACCCGCCCACGGCGTTGATGGGCTTCACGGGCATTTTGGATGAGAAGAACTTTGCACTAAACCGCGCTGGCGGCTTGCTGTCTAATGACATGGCGCAGGGCAAGGTTGAGCGGCTGGCACCTGAAATGCCGGCTGACTTGTTCCGTGAGATTGACGCCATTGACGCAATGTTTAGCGAAGCGTCGGGCATATCCTCAGTGCTGTCGGGCCGCGGTGAATCTGGGGTGAGGTCACAGGGGCATGCGTCTCAGTTGGCGCGGTTGGGTTCTTCGCGCATTAAGAAGCGGGCGCTAGTGATCGAAGACGCGCTTGAGAAGATGGCGACGTTGTATCTTAAACTGATGCAACAGTATGATCGCACGCATTTTCCAGATGTGCATGGTCATAAATTTATCGCGGAGCAGTTTACTAAAGACTTTATGGTCAAGGTTGACGCGCACTCCAACAGCCCGATTTTTATGGAGGACATGCGCACGTTGGCGTTCAATTTGTTCAAGGCGCAGGCCATTGACAAAGAAAGCTTGATTGATCTGCTTGATCCGCCTATGAAGCAATTGTTGAAAGACAAGCTGAAGAAGCAGGCCGCTGAACACAAGGCAAACCCACCTCCCGAGGGTAAGCCTAAAGGCAAGCAGGGTGGATGATGGCGCAGGATTTTAAGATTAAATCCGACCAACCCAGAGCGCAAGCTAAAGACGTTGCGCGTGGTAATGCTTCGCCTACCATGGAATACAAGGTATCCTCCATACGCACCCTAGGTAACAGGGCGGCGCCACGCGCTAATGCGCGTTCGGAAAGGAGGTGATACCATGTACAAATCCGTCAAGCGCGGCACCCGTAAGGGCCGTTAATGCGGTGTGTTTAACTCTAGCAATGAAAGGAGGTTTCCCATGCGTCGCAAGGGTCGTAAGGCTCGCCGGTAACTAACGCGCTGCCTTGAGCAGCCGTTAATCCGCGACTTCCGTGCGGGACCGGAAGATAAAAATAGTCCCGCTTGACTTTTGCGTAATGTGAGTGTTACGCCCGCAATTGTTAATTGGAGCATCAAGTGTCCGAAAGCGTTATGAGGCTGCTGCAAAACCAGCGCCCAAAAGAAGCCCCGGAACTAACTGCGCCCCCGCCCGGCGAAGGGGCTTCGTCTGTCCCGCCGATGGCGTCGCCTATGAGTACGCCGGAACCTAAGATGGGTTCGCGTGAAGCCGCGTTGATTAACGTGGGCATGGCGATGGATTTGATTGAACAGTCTCTTCCGGCAATTGGTAGTGAGACTGGCGAAGGGCAAAAGCTGGTAGCGGCTTTGCGTTCGCTGACGGGAGCAATGGGGCCGCGCCGGCAGAAGGTTGGCGAGCTTCAGAACGCCGAGATTCTTCAGTTGTTGCAGAACCTGCCGCAAGCTGGCGGTGCAACGCCTGAAATGAAAGCTATGGCCGGTATGCCGGCTATTCCTGGCATGGCTGGTGCTGGTGGGCCTCCGGGTGCGCCGCCGCCGATGCCGGGTGGTATGCCTGGTGGTCCCCCTCCGGGCGGTATGCCGATGCCGGGTGGCCCGCCGCCTGGTGGAATGCCTATGCCGGGCGGTCCCCGTCCCGGTGGTCCCCCAATGCCGGGTGCGGGTGGTCCGCCTCCGGGAATGCCCCGATAGGAGTTTGAAATGGACCTTTTTAAGCCACGCGGGGCCTCTAATCCCCGCCGCCCGACCGATAACAACCAGCAGAACGGTCAAGTCATCAACACGCCGCGTTATGCGGAGTTTGGTGGCCTGAAAAACGCAACTGCCACGGGTTCTAAGAACCGGATGGGCATCAAGCCTCCCGGCGACGGTAAGAAGGTAATCTAATATGGCTTCTCTTGAAGATTTGAGCTTTGAGACGCGCGATGAGCTTGCTCGCTTGGCGCGTACCCTTGCTGAAAACCCGGACACTCGCAAGGATTTCCTGCGTTTGACCAAGAAGGCCCAGCCTGGCCTTAATATCCCTGAGTTGGAGATCGAAGAGTCGGTGGCGCGTTCCACCTCGGCTTCTGAGGCTCGCATTCAGATGCTGGAAGCCAAACTTCAAGAGAAAGACGCTCTTGCTGAGCTTGACCGCCGCCGTCAGTCGTTGATGAAGCAGGGCAAGATTCGCAGCGAGGATGAAATTCAGGAAGTGGAGAAGGTTATGCTCGAACGGGGCATTACCAACCACGAAACGGCGGCGGATTACCATCGCTGGATGAAGGAAGCGGCGGCCCCCACGGCTTCCTCCTTCAATATGAATGTGCTGGACGGCAAAGCGCGCGATACTCTCCAAGCGTATTGGAAGAATCCGCAGCGTGCAGCGCGTGACGAGGCGTTCAAGGCTCTTGCGGAAATGCGCAATCCGCGCCGTCCCATCGGTCTCTGATGCGGTATCAACAATAGTTAGGAGAAAGTCATGCCAATTGGTGGTGGTATTCTCCCCGCATCGGGGAGCACGCAGTACACAGAACTGACCTACCTTACACGTAGGGCGTTCATTCCGAAACTCGTTGTCCAGATTTACAACAGCACCCCGCTCATGGCGGCGCTGATTGCAAACAGCCAGCAGGCCACGGGCGGTGTTTCGTCCGTTACCGTGCCGGTGCAGGGCAGCCAGTTTATCAACGCACAGTGGTCGGACTATTCCGGTTCGTTCACTCAGCCCGCGGTTCAGCAAGGCGCGTATAACGCCGAGTTTAACCTAAAGCTGATGATTGCTCCGGTGCCGTTCCTCGGTATGGAAGGCGCTGTGCAGCAGGATCACGCGATTATCCCGCTGATTGAAGCCCGCATGAATGACGCTACGAACGTCATGATGGATGCGATGGCGACGGCGTTGTACAACAACACCACCAACACTCAGCAGTTCATTGGTCTGCCGGGCGCGGTGGATGACGGCACCACGCTGGGCACCTACGGCAACATTGCTCGTTCGACCACGACCAACACTTGGTGGCGTTCGAAGGTGTACGCGGCTGGTTCGGTCAACCCAACCCGTCAGAACGTCCTTCAGTACATCAGCGGCACGGTCAAGAACGGCGCGGAAGTGCCGACCTTTGGCGTGTGCGGCTTTGGTACGTGGACTCTGCTGGCTCAGGACTACGTTGGTCAGGAGCAGTACGTTATCACGCCGGGTTCCGGTTTTGATGGCGACGCCAATGGCCCGCAGGCTGCGTTCCGCGCCCTGATGGTTGCCGGTGTGCCGATCTATCCCGATCCGTACTGCCCTGAAGGCACCATGTACTTCCTGAACACCAACTACCTGTCGCTGTACATCCACGATCAGGGTTCGTTTGTGTTCACGGGCTTTGAGTCCACCCTGCCTAACTGGCAGATTGGTTATGTCGGTGCCGTGCTCATGATTGCGGAGTTGGTGAACACCAAGCCTCGCGCCATGACCAAGGTTACTGGCTATAACGCCCTAACCATCTAAGGAGGCAGAACAATGGCTCTCGGTCTAAACAAGATCATCATTGCGAATGCCTCGGCTAACACGCCGGGTGCATATTTGCAGCCTGTGACCATTTCCAGCGTGGGGGCGGGTAACGCCACTGCGATGACAAATTCACAGTTTGTCCCGGCTGGCACCTACCTGATGCTGCCCGCGGCCAACGTCACGATTGAAGTCAACAACTACACGGGTTCGGCCAATAGCTGGACTACGTTGCTGGCTAACAACACGGGCGGTGTGCTGATTTCGGACGGCTTCAACGTGCGCGCCAACGCTGTTACGGGTACGCAGACCGTTACGCTGCTGACCGTTAACGGCGGCGGCAACGTGTCCAGCGGTTCCGGCACGGCTTGGTAAGGAGGGTTAACCATGGCTAATCCAGAAGCAGTTGCCCAGAATACGCAAGATTTTTTCGGAAACTTCCGACTTGCTTTTGCGTCGGGTCAGTCGCTTGCCAGCACAGGCAACGCCGTGGTTGCTCTGCCTATCCTTGGGGGCGGCATTGGCAGCCCTTACGGCAACGGCTCGTATAT